CATATGAATAAGCATTTCATGTGTAATTACTTTGGCAAACTTAGCAGCATTTTCTGCCTGTTCAACAGTCCATTCGTTAATACTAAAGTGGTTGGAAATTTTTGAAATAAGCGCATTAAGCTTGTCGCTAGATAGATCATTTAGTTTAGCTTCATATGCATCCCATTCATTAATAATGTTTTCTGGCGTAATTGTATTATTATACTTTTTAATAAAGTCAGCAAATGTAATTGATGTTTCTTTGCCAAGAAAGCCAGATGCAATATTAAATAGCTTTGTTGGCTTTCTGTTTTTACCTGCATAACTGTCTAGATCAATATTTGAATATTGCAATACATTGTTAAAGTGTGCCCAACTAGCAGGTGTAGGAATAACTTCGCCAGGTTCTACAGATGTTGGGTCAACAGCAAGATGTTCATGATGGTGCCTAATAAAGTCAATAATAATATCATGGATCTGGTTCTTTTGTGCCCAGTTAATCCAGTCACTAACTTCACATTCAATATCAGCAACCCAAAAACGCCTTAGAAGTGCAGGATCCATATCGTTTACATCATATTCTGAGCCGTGATTAACTGCTGCAATTACACGTGTTCCAGGGTTAAGTCTGTAAGGATTGCCATTTTTGTCATTGCCAAGTTCACGATCAAGAACAATTTGAAAGAAACTTTGTTGAACACCTCGAAGAGAACGATTAAGCTCATCAAGTAGAAGTACTACTGGCTCACGACAAGCACGAACAAACCAGCTTGGCATAACAAAAGTCATCACACCATTTTCCTTCATAGCTTCAATATCAGGATAGCCCCCGGAGTCACCTTCAGACATTGTAGAGCCACGAACATCAATTAGAGGAAGATCATGATATTCTGCAATTTGCCTTGCAATTTGACTTTTGCCAATACCAGTACTTCCTCTCATTAGAATTGACTGATTAGGAGGAAAACTCTTGACGGTATTGAAAAATGTTTCGATATTCATTAAATAATCCTTTTTAATTAATTACAATTTATTATAATATTTAAATTTCTTTAATACAATTAATAGATTAAAATTTGATTTGAACATAAATTATTGCAAAACTTAACCCAATACTAATCAT